TGCTAAATACTTTTTCTTAATAGGATCAAAGTCAATATCTTCTGTGCTTTCAAATTTTTCAGTAAACCCTAAAGGCTGTATGACTTCACCAGCTGTATTAATTTCTGCTATTTTTTCTCCAGTTAATTCTGAGTCTCTAATGTTGTAAACTACTTTTCCTCCTTTAGTTACTGTTCTTAAAGGATCAGAAGTAGCTCCAGGTTTTGTATAAGGATTAACTAAAGGCCCTAATCTAAACTTACTTAAATCTACTTTATTAGCATCTGCCTTATTGATAGAACCTACTGGTTTACCTGTAGATATGTTATAAACAGTAAACCTTTCAAAAGTTGATTTGTCTGATTGTGAACCCATAAGGATTTTAGCTCTTTCTGCAAACGGTACTGCATAAAGTAATTGCTGTTCCTTTTCTGGAACATTCTCACCAATCCAGTCATTTAACTTATTCTCTTGCTCTTGCAATTTACGACTTTGTTGCAACCCTAAAGCCATCTGCATCCTTTGTGGATCGCCAGATAGTCTTGCAGTTGCCATACCTAGTGCATCTGATAATTGTCTGATTGATTCATTTGCCATAATTAAACCTAAGTTGTTGTAGTACCACTAGAACCGCCAAACAAACCACTCATAAACGGTGATCCAAGTATGTCTAAAGCACTTGTTACACCTTCTAACGTACTAGGTTGATAACCTGAAGTTTTGCTAACAGCAAAAGGTTGACCCGCTGCTGCTGATAATAAACCAAGCTGTTGAGGCCCGTAAGCCAAGGCTCTTTGGAATTCTTGATATGGAACATCCAGTCCAGCTTGTTGGAACGCTTGTTGTTGTGTTCCTATACCGCCCAACATACCAAGTCTTCTGGATTGTTCTGACTGTAATCCACCAAGCAATCCAGCTCTTTGTGCTCTTGATCTTAGTTCTAATTCTGGTCGTGCAAATGCTCTGGCTTGTTGTCTTGCAATGTCTGACTCAGCAGCACCTAAAGCCTGACCGTAACCCGCTTGTCTTAAGCCAGCTGCGGTTCTTGCCATTTGTTCTACATAAGGTCTGCTTGCTTCAGCTTCCATAATAGCTGAACGTGATCCACCAAACGCACCCGCACGAATAGCACCTTCTTGTGCTTTACGTTGTGCTATGTCTTGTTGCCTTCTTATATCACCTAATGTGGTATCTATAACTTGTTGTGTGTAAGGTGATTGATATGCACCTATGTCTGTCTGTAATAAAGACGGTACTTGTCCAATCTGAGGTGTTTCAGCACCCGCTAGTCCAGCAATTCCAGCCATAGGGTCATATTCCATACCTGACTCAAATAAACCACGAGTGGCTTGAAATGCTCTAAGTTGGTCTGGATTAAACCCAGCCAGCCTTGCACCTGTGTAGGGTACAAAAGGTTGTGCTGCTAAAGCCCTACCTTGTCCATAGACTTCTCTCAGCATAGCTTGTTGTGCTGGGTCTAATTGTTGCGTTTGTTGAGTTTGACCTGTTTCTGGATCAAAAGCAGACTTAGCTGCTGCTAATGCACCAACACCGCCTATTATTGTTTCTATTCCCATATTGTTACCTACAAATCTTTCTTAATTAAATAAGCATCTTCAAAACCTAGATGCTTTATTTTCTTTAACCATCCTTTTCTTCCGCCTCCGTACAGCCTTTTACATCCAGCTGACTTAGCAAAAAACTCTATAGATGGTAGCATTTCTTCGAGTTCTTCGTAATCTCCACCACAAAATATTAAATTTAACACCTTGTATTGTGGGTATTCAGCAAACCCCGTTACCATTGCAGACTTCTTACCAGGCCACAAATGGAACAATCCATTACTTATTTTATCCTCTACATCTTTAATTGTATAGGAGTCCTGTGTCTCTATTGCTTCTTCTATCCAAGGTTTACAACGATCCCACTCCATTTCCCATGTGGGTTTGAAATCAACTACGTTATTAGTCACCTTTTGCATACTCTACAATACTTAATACTAAGTCTATGTTTGCGTGATTAACCTGTCCTTTAACGATCTCTCCTTGTTGCAGAATCAAACCAGAATTAACTACTAATTCTTCTGTGCCATAGGCTGATATGTTGTGATTCTTAAAAAGGAAGAACTCATTAGAACTGGTATCTGTAATGGTTATATCTAAGTTAGTTTGTTGATTACCATGATCGCAAGCGAATATGCCTTGTATTATGGCAAACGTAAAATCATCACCAGTAGGTGCTGTGTATATAGTTTGCTGAGTAGTGGCTGCAAAAGAATATTTTACATTAGTCGCTCTTTCTAAATATTGCCTTTTAGAAGCTAGGTTCATCGTTTGCCTCTGTTCCTGACATCTAACCTAATGTTACCTACTTGGAAGTCTTGTGTTGTGCTTCCTGTAACTGTCATCTGTACCTGTCGTGCTGAGAACCTTGCATCGGTATAACCATCACTATTAAAGGTAAAACTACCAAAGTCTGTTTCGCTGCCTAGCGGAGTAAACTTACCTTTAAAACTAAGGGTTACACCAGGTAAAGTATTTGCTTCTTCATCTGGTAATATTTGATTACATTGAACGTACCTGTCGCCATTGCCAATCTCTATAGGGCCACTTGTTGCAAAGGGTACAGATGTACCTAAATTCGGAGAGTTGTTTAATAACTGTGATTCGTGTTCGTATATAAAGCCACTAGAGTCACCCGCTATAGGGAAGTCAAAGACACCTTGGTCAATCCAACAACCACGATCTAATTCACCTATAGACCATGTGTTTTCTCTGTAGTTCCATATAACGTATTTGTTTGGTGTGTATTGTCCGTCACCGCTTGGGAATCCCCACCATATCTCGTTGAAGTTAGAGTTGTGTCCACCCCAACTAGCAGCTCTGCCTTGTTGGTTTAGATTGTCATACACATAGTCGTGTACTTCACATGGTATTTCTCTAACTTGTCCATCGTATACAAAGAATGAGTTCTCACCCATCCATGCCATAAATGATCCTGTAGATACAATAACTCTTCTGCCTACTGCTTTACAGTTAGAACCCGCATCAGCTATGCCATAGATAAAAGGGTTTCCTGTGTAATACATGCGAGCGATTCCTGTATCACTAAATATAATGACATCTGCACCAAACTTAACTGCGTATAGTGCTCTACCGCCTGTAGGGATTTGTAGATCACCCGCTGAGTTAGTAGCTTTAGATGTCCAGTTGTTTCTGTCTTCTCTGTCAGACCAAGCAATCTTTCTAGGATCGCTTGCAGAACCAATAGCCACTAAATGTCTTTCGTTGGTTACGATGATAGCTTGGTTGCCTACAGGTGCATTGGTAACAACTGTAGCTATCGTATCAGCTGTACCGCCAGAGTTAGGTCGCCATTTGTATATCTTGCCATCACCTGAAAAAGAAAAGACTAAATCTTCACCCCAGTTATCAAAAGCGAAATGACCTGTATCTAGGGGTAAACCCGATTGACTTCTAGCATCACCATAGTCTTCTTGACCGTATTGATAAGCACCATAACCTAAAGGATCGTTACTGGCATCGTTTACGAAACCAGATGGTGTGATGTCTGTCCAAGTATTGTCATAGAGTACATAGACTTTTTGTCTTGTACCTACAGCCAGTATAGGCTTACCTGTGTTATCAGAATGTGCATACATTCCAATAGGTTCGCCTGTAAGAGCTGTTGTTTTTAATTTGTTCCAACCACCTATAGGTTTTAGGTAGCCATTTTCAAAGCGTACTAAATTCCCGTTTACCCAACGGCCTTTATTTCCGTAATCAGTCCCGTTCTTGACGATTCCAGCTGGGGGAGTAATAGGAAGTAATGCCATTCACTTATGATCCTATAGTCTTGGTAACGCTTGTTGGTGTTATCTTTTCAGCTATCTGTGCATCTAAGCCTGATTTGAGTTCAGTAACCTTATCAGCAGTCAAAGCAGCTTCTACCCAACCTTGTACTTTAGCAGCATCAAGACTTCCAAAAGCTGTGAAGCTAGAGATACTATCTGTATCAAGACTAGCACTACCGTAAACACCTGCTGTGTAGTTGTTACCATCTGAGTCTTTGTTAGTGTCATCCGTTGCTGTTAGTCTCCAATGTACGTTATAAACGACATCACTATTGCTGTCTTTTGTTGGGTAAGTGTCAACTGTACTTACATCCCATGCGTATGAAATTGCCATTTTTTATTCTCCTTTTAAGGTTTGTATTTCAGTTTTTAACTGTTCTATTTGTTCTTGTTGTTCTTGTATAGCCTTGACAAGTGTAGGAAGCATATCTCCCATTTTTACAGATTTTAAATCATCATTGTTTTCATCTTCCCATTCACCTATTAAATCAGGTAAAACAGTTTCAACTTCTTGTGCTATAAAACCTGCTACATTTGTTTCACTACCATCTTTCCAGTCAAATCGTCTAGGCTTTAATGCCATTACTTCTGGCAAGCCAGTTTCTAAATCTACAATATTTTCTTTGCGTCTTTCATCCGATAAAGATGAAATACTTGTAGCTCTAGCATATATAGTTCCTGCCATACCTACATAAAATTGATATTGAGAAGCGGTTGTAGAGTAAGCTCCAAAAGTAATTGAACCATTAACACTAGAAGCTTTAGCAGAGCCTACAAATCCATCAGGTCGCATTTCAGCACCTAACGTAGCAGCACCCACAGCAGTCTTACCTACCATCATATTACCAGAAGAATCAATACGCATTCTTTCACCACTACTTGTCAAGAATGTCATATACCCTTGAGAGGATAGTGCCATTCTTCCGCTTGCGGTCGTTGCATTGTGATAGTAGCCTATATATCCTCTATAACCCGCAGCACCTGATGATGCACTTTCAGCAAACATAATATAATTCGTGTGGCTATTTGCACTAGCTCCAATAGTTATACCACCCTC